AAGCCCGACGCCCCCAGAACGCGCACCGTCGCAGTTCGCAGGTTTTGGGGGGTTGGCAAGATAGAATAAAAACAAGGGGGAAAAATGATCAATGAAAGCCTTCGGAGTTTGGCCACGCCAATCGACGACTTACACACGCTGCCTGGCAATCCACGCAGGGGCGACATCGCCGCCGTTGCGCGATCGCTTGAGCGCTTCGGACAGCGCAAGCCGATCGTTGCAAAGCACAGCGACGGAACCATCATCGCCGGCAACCACACATGGCAAGCAGCCAAGCAGCTCGGCTGGATAGAGATCGCGGTCGTCTGGACAGACGACGATGACAACACCGCCCACGCATTCGCGCTCGCAGATAACAGAACCGCCGAACTTGGAACTTACGACGAAGACGCCCTGCGAGAGATGATCGCGCAGCTCGTTAATGTTGATCCAGAATTAGTAAGCGACGCCGGCTACAGCCAAGAAGCGATCGCAGAGATTCTAAAGATTCCAGTCGAAGAGATACCAATGGCCGGCGACTTAGATGCAGCTCCAGCAAAGTCAAGAACAGCGCACAGCATCGAAGGCGACACATGGATCCTCGGGCCGCATCGTCTTATTGTTGGCGACTCAACAAACCCGGAGATTTTACGCAAGGCACTCAACGGCAAACTTGCAGATTGCATCTTTACCGATCCGCCATACAACGTCGCATACACCGGCGGAACAAATGAAAGCCTCACAATTCAAAATGACTCCATGAGTGATTTAGAATTTGAATCCTTTCTGCTTGCAACTTACGGAGCAATGTACGCAAACGCAAAAGACGGATGCCCAATTTATGTCTGCCACGCAGATGGAAGCAGCGTCACATTTAGATCAGCGTTTAAAACTTCCGGATTTATGCTCAAGCAAATTCTTATCTGGGTGAAAGATAACTTCACACTTAGCCGCCAGGATTACAACTGGCAACATGAACCAATCATCTACGGATGGAAACCAGGAGCAGCACATCCCTGGTTCGGCCCATTCAACGACTCAACCGTTCTAGACTTTGCAACGAAAGACTTGGACACATTGAGCAAGACGGAACTCGTAAAGATAATCGAGACAGCAAGAGAGTCATCGACAATCATCCGCGAACCACGTCCACGCAGAAATTCAGAACATCCAACCATGAAGCCCATCAATCTCATCACTCGCATATTGAGCAACTCGGCAAATCGTGAATCGCTTGTTCTGGATCCATTTGGGGGATCAGGATCCACACTCGTCGCAGCTCACACACTCGGAATGACGGCAGCACTTGTCGAATTAGATCCGATATACGCAGACGTCATATGCAAGCGCTGGCAAGAACTCACCGGAATTCTTCCAATCAATGAACTCACCGGCAAACCTTACGATTTCATAGGAAGCGACAATGCCTAATCCCCCGAAGACAATCGAGCAGAAGCGCAAACTTGGCAACCCAGGAAAGCGACCACTTCCAGACAGAACAAACCTGATCGCATTACCAATGGCGAAAGAAACACCAGAACCACTTCGACCACTTGGATCAGAAGGACAGAATATGTGGGAGAGAATCTGGAGCGCAGGACGCGCATGGATTTCTCCAAGCACAGATATCGAGCACGTCATGATCCTCTGCGAAACAATGGATGAAAGAGTCCAACTTCGCGCAATAGTTTTCAGAGGCGGAGAGTGGCGCGATCGCGTAGCACTTCGCCATCTTGATCATCAAATAACTGCAATGCTTTCCTTGATCGCATTCAATCCGGTCGAGCGTTCACGTCTTGGACTTGCAGAAGTGCAGGCACAGACACGCATCCAGGAATTGATGACGCGAGCACGTGGGTAAGAAAAAAATACAATCATGGCCGCCGCGTTGGATAACGCCGGTGGCTATTGCAGACCGCAAACGCGGCGACGGCCCACTCTATACAGAATTCGCTGAAGCAGTTTGCAGAGTAACCAAAGACTCCGTAGCTGCACCAGCCGGCGAACTTTTACATCTTCGCGATTGGCAGAAGGAACTTCTCAACCACGCACTAGCACGCAGGCCAGATGGCAGAATGAAACACAGAGTCGCCCTGATTGGAATGGCACGCAAGAACGGCAAGTCCGCGCTTGCAGCTTCGATGGGTTTATCAGCCCTGACACTTGGCGGCAACGGATCAGAAATTTATTCATGCGCAGCAGATCGAGATCAGGCACGCATCGTATTTGGAACAGCAAAGCGAATGGTTGAACTTGACCCGGAACTTTCCTCGATGTTTACACTTTATAGAGACGTGATCGAATACAAAGATAAAGGATCCGTTTACCGCGCACTTTCAGCAGAGGCATACACGAAAGAAGGACTCAACCCTTCACCGATCGTGATCTTTGACGAAGTGCATGCGCAACCAAACCGCGAACTTTGGGATGTTATGTCGCTTGCAGGCGGAGCAAGATCCGACTCACTTCTCCTCGGCATAACTACAGCAGGAGTAAAGACGCAAGCAAACGGCCAGGACAGCCTGGCATATTCGCTTTACCAATATGGCCAGAAGCTCGTAAAGGGCGAACTTGTAGATCCGTCGTTCTTCTTTGCCTGGTGGGAACCGAAGAATCCAGAAGCAGACCATAGAGACAAGCAACTCTGGATTGAATCCAATCCAGGATTTGCAGACATCGTCGATGCCGAAGATTTCGAGAGCGCAGTCCTTCGAACACCAGAAGCAGAATTCAGGACAAAGCGAACCAATTGCTTCGTTTCCACAGCTACGGCCTGGCTTCCAACAGGATCATGGGAAGCCTTGATCGACACAGAGAGAACACCAGAGCAAGGCGAAGACGTGATTCTGGCATTTGATGGAGCGTTCTCGAATGACAGCACAGCGCTGATCGCCTGGCTACTTGGCGGAGACAAGCCCCACCTGATGGTTATAGGAATCTGGGAAAGACCAGACGACGCAGAGCAGGGATGGCATGTGCCGGTCGCCGAAGTCGAACAGACGATTATCGACACATTTAGAAATAGCAACTTCCAAACCAAAGAGATCGTCTTCGATCCGGCACGCTGGCAGCGAACCTTTATGGTTCTAGATGAACAAGGCATGCCGGTCGTTTCTTATCCAAACAGCGCAGAGCGCATGGTTCCAGCAACACAAAAATTCTACGAAGCCGTAGTGAATCAAAGCTTCACTCACGATGGCGATGAAAGAATGGCAAGGCACATAACAAACTGCGTCACGAAGCAATCATCTCGGGGCGTCATGGTTGCAAAGGCAAGCTCGAAGCGCAAAGTCGATGCGGCCGTAGCAGCAATCTTCGGATATGACAGAGCAACGCAACCAGCAGAACCAAAGCCACCGGTGGCCAGGTTCTTCTCGGTTCAACTTTAGGAGCGCAATGAAAAAAATAGACTTCTCACTCTTAGCAGAGGTGACTGGCGTAGCATTAGCAACCATAGGAATCGCAATGTTCTCATTGCCGATCGCATTAATTACACTAGGCACATTCCTAGTATGGATAACAGAAAAGGCTAACTGATGAGTCTATCGAAGCGAATCAAGGCAGCAGACCAGAAGCGCATGAACAGCAATCAATATGTCGAGCCAATTATTCCAGGCCGCCCTGCTTACATGGCTCCATCCGGAATTGACGTCAACGCAGACTCCGCGATCCGCATGTCAACAGTTTATGCGTGCATCCGATTGCTTGGCGACACGATTTCTTCATTGCCACTTTCAGCATATGTTCGACGCGGCCGAAACAGACTCTCATACGCCAGCGTTTATGGATCGCAACCAGCATGGGTAAACAAGCCAAACCCAGAAGCATCGCGTGTGGAATTTTACGAGCAGATCATCGCTTCACTTAATATTCATGGCAACGCTTTCATTTTAACCGTTCGCGATGACATGGACGAAGTCCAAGAGGTCTACTGCATCCATCCAGATGACATTCGGATCGAGCGACTAGGGCCAGGCGAACCACTTATCTACAAGATGAAAGATACACAGGGAAGCTTCTCGCGTACTTTGACATCACGCGAAATGAAACACATCCCACTCTTTAGACTTCCAGGATCCATGTACGGCCTCGGCCCGATCGCAGCAGCTCGTCTAACTATCGGCGCAGCGATGGCAGCAGACACATATGCAGCTGCATACTTCGGCAACGCGGCAAACCCTGGCGGCGTCATTGAAGTGCCGGGCGAATTAACAGAAGAGCAGGCAGGCGACATCGGCCGCGATTGGAACATCACTCACACAGGGCCGTACCGCGCAGGCAAGATCGGAATCCTTTCAGGCGGCGCACAATTTAGACCGCTGACACTTAACGCCGCCGACGCGCAGCTCCTAGAAGCCAGAAGATTCAACGTCGAAGACATTGCCCGATTATTTCGAGTCCCACTTAGCCTATTAGGACACCCGGTCGCAGGAGCGATGTCCTTTGCCAGCGTTGAAGCTCAGAACCTTTCATTCGTGCAGCATTCGCTTCGCCCATTATTGGAAAGAATCGAGCAATCACTTTCTGAATTACTTCCAGAACCGGACGGCTTCATCAAGTTCAACCTTGACGCATTGCTTCGCGGAACCACACTCGAGCGTTTCGATGCATACACAAAGGGCCTGCGCGAAGGTTTCCTATCACTCAACGACGTCCGCGCAGTCGAGGATTTAGCACCACTAGGCGAAGCAGGCGATCAGTACAGAGTACCGCTGCAAAATATCGACGCAGCAGACGCACCAGACGTCGGCTTGAAATTACGATCAGAGATCGCAGCAAGCCTGATCCAGGTCGGCTTCGATCCAAAGGCCGTAACAGAAGCGGTCGGATTACCACCGATGGCCCACACAGGACTGCCATCAACGCAGCTGCAACAAATATCAACAATTGATCCAGCAGATCCGCAAAGCGTCTACGAAGTCAATTCAAGAGAAGCACGCAGCGAACAGCCGCACATGGTTCTGCAAGTTCCAGAACCAACCGTCAATGTTGCAGCTCCAAATGTAACAATTGAACCGGCGATGGTTATGCTTGAATCACCTCAAGTCAATGTTGAAGCGCCAAACGTAAGCGTTGATGCACCGACAGTAAATGTGACAAATACAATCGAGCGCAAGAGAGTCCGCAAGAAGATCATCCGAGACGAAAACAATCTCATTGTTGAAGTCATTGAAGAATTTGTTGAAGGGGAAGAATAATGGCAACAGGTCTAAGCGCTTACCTTGCAAACAAATTTCTAGATGCCGTTGGCAATGCCACCGCTTACTCAGCAGCCAATGTTTATGTGAAACTTCACATCGGCGATCCAGGAGCAAACGGCACAGGCAATCCAGCAACAGAGACGACTCGGAAAGCAGCTTCATTCGGTGCAGCAACGGCCGGTGGACTTACATCCGACGCAGATGTTTCATGGACAAACATCGCAGGCTCAGAAGATGCAACATTCTTCACAGTATGGGATGACGTAACAGCAGGAAACTTCTTGTTTAGCGGAGCCGTAACAGGCAACGCATATACAGCAGGCGACACCTTCACAATTCCAAGTGGATCACTAACAGCATCCCTAACACTCGCGAGCTAACATGGCTCAATTTGTTCTTGATACTTCTGAACTTGATTTTGACGTATTAGGCCCGATCACCTTCGCGACAGCAAGCGCTTCACTAGGATCCCTAACAGGAACGGCAACGGCAGAGATCGATAACATTGTCGCAGCCAATGCACCTCTTGGAGCATTGATTGCACAGGCAACCATTCCACAGGCAACAGTTCAAACTGCTGGTTCGCTAGGAGTTCCGAATTACATTCAACCAAACATCATCACACCAGAGATACAGATAAAGCAACCAAAGAAAATAAAAGGACAAGCAAAGACACGATTAGGCGCGATGAAAATGCAAGCGACATCAAGAATAGATTTCTCTGTGCTTAACGATGACGCAGAGCTTCTCTTAGTGATATAGGACAAACATGCCATATTTAATAAGCGACAAGCAAAGCGACTGCGCAGGATGGGCAACCGTCAAAGAAGAAGCCGACGGCACATACACCACAATTGGATGCCACGAAAATAAGCAGGATGCCATCGACCAGATGGTGGCAGTTTCGATCGCAGAAGACATGCAACCAGGCGGCGAAGTAAGCAATCGAGCCGTAGATTTATCGCCCCCGGCATTTATTCAAGCAAACGCAAAGCGTGGACTTGCATATTTGGCAGAAGGATATGGCGGCGACGGTCTGACAGAAGGAACCAAGCGAGCAGCTCGTGAGATGGCAGCAGGCAACATAAGCGAAAACAAGATCAGGAAAATGGCCCCCTGGTTTGCTAGACACAAAGTCGATGGCCAGGCAGCAAAGAACAGCAACCCATCTGATCCACAATATCCAGGCGCAGGATTAGTCGCCTGGCTTTTATGGGGCGGAGACGCAGACTTCAGCGACCGAGCACAAAACTGGGCGCAGAGAAAAATAGACGCACTCGACGCAGAAGAAGACTCAAGGAGCAAAATGACTAAGAAAATAGAACGCCGCACATTTACGATCAAGAACGTAGAAGCACGCCAGGCAGAAGACGGAACGATGCGCCTCTCTGGATACGCAGCCGTATTCAACGAAGACAGCCTGCCGCTTCCATTCCTTGAGAGGATCGCACCGGGCGCATTTCGCAAGACCCTGACAGAAACACCAGATGTGCGCCTCTTGATCAATCACGAAGGTCTACCTTTGGCAAGGACAAAGAACGGAACCCTTCGCCTGACAGAAGACGAAGCCGGACTTTACATGGATGCAGATCTACCAGATACGCAAGCAGCTCGCGATCTTTACACATTAGTCGAGCGCGGCGACGTTGATCAGATGAGCTTTGCCTTCAGAGTGATTCGCCAGAAGTGGAGCGAAGATCGCAGCCGCCGAGTTCTTACCGAACTCAGCCTTTCTGACGGCGACGTTTCAGTCGTAACTTACCCGGCCTATCCGACGACCACAGTCGAAGCCAGGGAACAATTAAAGGCAGCGATGCAGGCAGTCAAAGAAGGACGCGATATCAGTCCAGAAACTATGCTGGTTCTAGAAAATATTTTCTCCGATCTTTCAGAGGGCCACGAATACATTATGAAAGCGGCTCAAATCATGTCTGAATTTATGGCGATGGAAGACTCGACATACATGGAAGATGAAGAAGAAGATCGCGCAGTCGACACAGTCGGCAGCTTCGTCTCCTGGGATTCTTCTGGCGGCACAGCACGCGGCAAAATCGTACGCGTTGTGCGCGAAGGTTCTCTCAACGTTCCAGAAACAG